CCTTTCGGTGGCAAGCTAGTTGGGCCATCGACAAAATCAATAATACGAAGAGGCAGCGTATTCGTTGTAGCAGGGGTGCTGCCATCAAGCGCGTTCTTGGACTTACCGAAAGTAGTATTGCCAGCCGTGACAACCACGGACGCATTAAGACCGCGATCCGTAGTGTTTAGTGCTTCGTCAGACTGCATTTGAAATACTACAAAAGGATCGTCCAGCACATACGCCATCGCATCAGTGGCCGCATTAGATGCAGGCCAATAATTTGAAAATGTCTTCTGGTTGGTCGTAGGATCCGTATACGAGCAACCCAAGAAAATCCCGACTGCGGTCAGAGCGGTAGTACCAGTATCCTTCGCAATGGTACCATCAGCCGCGACCTTCACGAAATCACCATTTGAAATCTGAGTACCATAGGTGGTGATAATCGGAAGATTTCTAGTTTTGCTTGTAAACGAACCAGAGGAACTTAGAGTTCCAATCGGCCTGGCCCCGTACGGTGTTGCCGTAGTAGCCATGATATTCCTTCCTACATTACTGGTGAGGTGACCCTAGCCCTTACTACTACCAAAGGTCACACGAGTTTTTCGATCAGGCGGGAGAACGGGCATTCGAGGATCGCTTTCCCGCATATAACTATTATCGACGGCTTGCATCTGTGAGGCAGCGTGTTGCTCGTAATACTCACGCCTCTTGCCCACGCTTTCCTCAGATTGTTTGCAGAGCAATAGCCCACCAAGTTCGATTCCCCCTCTCTCTCCCCATTCCGATTTATGATCGCTCATAATCTGGAGTTCTGGATGATCTTCAGCTTTGACGGGCTCCCATCCTTCACGAAATTTCTTGGAAACATTCGTGTTGTCAGGGCTGCCAACCATAGATGTTCGTATCCACCTGAAGACCCAACCATCTTGGGGATCGGGATCCGGAAGAACCGATGCAGGTTCCCATGAAATATTGCGAGCCTCGTTTTCACGAGTCTCTGTCTTCCTGGGCTTCCTGGGAGCGCGTTGTTCAGCCATTAGGCCATCTCCTTCAATAGCTGTGCCGCATACTGCTGTGGCGTTATGCCCAGGCGTTCCGCGAGTTTAACCTGGGTGTGCGTTAGCGTAACTTTGTGCGATGGTGCACCATTGTTTCTAGATGCTGGTGCAACCACGGGATTCGCCTTGCGGCGAGATGCGGTATCAACGACGACGGCGTTATTTGGTTGCGTCAGGTCGCTACCGAAGTGCGTAGGAAAAACTTCTTTCATACGATTATCTATCAATTTATAATACTCATCAGTATCTGGGTCAACACCATCTTCTCCTACTAATTTCTCATGTACACCATACGCAAAGCTTGTCATTTCTCTGTCCTGACCGAACCATGGATTCGATTCCTGCCAAGACACAGCCCTGGCATCAGGCTCAGGGATTGGCTCCGGTACATATTGCTGAGAAGCCTGATCTGCCAACGCTTGATCCTGGGCAAGCACGTTACGCTTCCAATTATCAATAATTTTCTGCGAAACGGACGGTGCATAGGCTTGAGCAAGCTGCGCGTTGGTCAAATCCTTCTGCGTTTTCGCGATTTCTCCTGCATCTCCGGATTCATGCGCTTGTTTGAAGGCTTCTTCAGCAACAGTGAGCGCAGCAGTAGCACGGTGCTTGGCCTGATCCGTTAAAGCTTTCTGAGAATCCTGAACAAGCTGTACAAGGCGCTGATTTTCGGTTTGTAGCCCCTGCGTGTAGCTAATAGCTTCGTTTGCAAGCTTATCAGAAGCTTCTTTCGCCCTGCGCTCCTCATGATACTCCCATTTCAGCTTTTTAATGCGTTTTTGGGCACGATTTCCTAGTTGTCCAAGCTCTTCGTCGGTTGCAGTGCCATCATCTTGCGATGTTTCGACCGCAGAAGCCCTTTGATCCTCTTCCGGGCGGTCATCTACGACCTCAACGTCCAATTCTTTCGATTCAGGGGTATCAATGGTAGTTCTGACGCCTAAAAACTTATCTTCTTCGCTCATCCTACTAATTTCGTCAGCCATTATGCTCTTTCCACTCCTCTGGGATCGTCTACGACCGCTTCGACAGTATCATCATTGATTAAACGGAATTCTTTGCCATGAATTTTGATTCTGGTGCCGCTAAATGCTCGAAAAATGACCCAATCTCCTACCTGACAATACGGTCCACTAGGAAATCGGGCATAATTTGCGTAAGCATCCGGCCCTACACTCATAACCCAGCCCACAACGGTCGCAATGGACTCTTCATGCCGCGAATCCTCTGATCTTATGATGCCCCCATCGGTCATTTCACCAATTTCGGGCAGTGCGATCAGCAATTTGTAGCCCTTAGGCTCCGGCAACTGAGATGCGAAATTGAGTTCTTCTGTCTTTTCTTCAATTTCGGGTGCGACATCCTTATCCATTGCAAGTTCTGCAAGATTAATGTCGGTCATTTCTTACTTTTCCTTCCCTTAGCTGAAAATTTTGCCATTTTCTTCTTACCATACTTCTTACGACCTATCGTCGCAGCAACCGCAGCCGGATTCTTGACTTTACCCTTTAGACTTTTTTTTAATTTAGCAAATCTGCCACCACCACCCGGCTTCATAGATTTCGCCATCGTCAAGACTCCCTGAGCTTTGTCTCTATATCAATAACCTCGCGTTCTGCCCATGCCAAGCCTTCGATGATACCACATACTTTACGATACTCTTCCATATCTTTTGCAGAACCAATTGCCAGATGATCGGCGAGATCGTCTATCTGAACTCTAATTTTCTTTTTAAGTAAAGACAGGACGGACTCAGCCACCCTTCTTCTCCTTACTCTTTATGCGATCCTCGTCCGAATCCTTACCTAAATCGCGACCAAGCTTAAATCCTTCCAACTGCGTCTCTATATCTATTTTTTGTTGATCAGACTGAGTTTTTGCGATCAACTCCTGTTCGTCAAGTGCCAACTCGGCAGCATCCGTGCGCTCCTTGCTCTCCAGCTTCTGGCGCTCCAACTCAAGTTCCGCCGCATCCTGCTGCTGGCTGGCCGCGAGCTTCTGTTCCTCAAGCTGCTGCTTGGCAACATCTGCCTGTTGCTTCCTCTGTGCCTCTTGTTCCTGAATGGCGAGTTCGCGTTCGCGCTGTTGAACGATTGGATCCTGCTGCTGTTGAGCCTGCTGCTCCGCCTGAGCCTTCTGCTGTTTCTTGCCCAGCATCTGATCGGCAGCATCGGCTACCAGAACACTCAACCTTCTCTCCACATTTTCCGGCAGCTTCTCATTGGCTGGCGGTAGCGGAACACCGAGTTCCTCTTCGATCTGTCTACGGAAAATAAATGCCAGATGTTCGCGAATATGGGCGTCCATGGCACCACTGACTGCCTGACCGTTCGGGCTGTTCTGTACTTGTTGGGCAACATCAGGATCATTCTTAATCGCCATATGAACACGCATATGCGCGTCGTGATCCTGATATTCGAACGCCTTAACAGGACTGAGGATAAGGATATCCTGATTCTCGCTGACAGGATCCTTCGGAAGCACATCGTCCTTATCTGGAACGACTTTATCAGCATTAGGAATGCCGATAAGCTCCATCATCTGCCTGTGCAGCAGTGGCATATCATATAGATCGGGAGACTGGGCTGCCAATTGCAACGCAGCCTGATACTGCATGATTCGTTGTGCCATGCTCGACGCATTGGGATCCGACACGGGAACAACGTCAATGCGATCATCAAAATCTTCTACCTTGATATCCTCTCCCTCATCCGTCTCATACGGATACGCCGGATCCGTATAATCACGAACAATAGTGGCCAGAATTTTATATTCTTGCCTGAGGCTCGCGTGGATACGCGCCTGGATTGCGGACTGCACCTTCATCGCCCGCTCCATAATCGCAAGAGTCGTCCCCACGGGAGCCTCTTGATTCATATCCGCTACCTTAAGATCCGCCATTGACGCAAAGCGTCGGCCTTCTTCCACGATGTTACCCAACAACTGATAAAGAACCCCAGAAGGTTCCTTATAAGGAAGGAAGGTGATGTTATCCCTGATAACACCACCAGGGACATCAACGTCCCTGAATTCCCCCGGCATGATCGGCGTGTCGTCGCCCTTGATCCTGAGCCCACGAGTCTTGAGCCCTCCAGGCAGATTGGAGAGGGTTCCCGCATCAACAAGCTGACGCAGCAAACTCGTCGCTGACTTTGCGAGCCCTCCGATCATATGGATCAAACCGAGATTATAAAATCCTATCCCAGGCACGTATCCATAATGTACAAAGTGCTGTTTCTTGGTCTTATGGGGATCATCCTCGGACCAATTCCTATAGATCGACAGAATAGTGTGATTGCCCTTGTCGATTGTAACTACATAAGGAAGCGCAATTCCGTCGGGACTTTCAAATCCAGGCAAATCCAGATCAACGTGCATCTCCAAAAGCTGATGCCGCTCGTCCTTATCCCACGACGGCCTCACGCCTCCGATTTCTATGTACTTATCGGTAATTGCGTTGGTTTCAACGTTGGATGGCGTTAGTTCGACATCGCGATAAAACTTGCTGACCTGAAGCTTTTTTATCTGATTCGTACTGCGATTCATCACATGGGTGTAACGCTCCGCCTGCTCCAGATCGGCCTCATTGAAAGCAACCACGAAATCCTCAGCAGGCACAAACATAGAGGTGGGTCTGCCGAGCGACGGATCAAAATAGATCTTGCGGAACGCCGAACCCGCAAGCGGAAGGCTGAACAGTAGCTTCTCGGTTTCGGAACGATACTCCGTCATAACCTCCAAAAGCTGATAATTCAGATACTGCTGAACCCTCTTGGCCTGCTTATCCCTTTCGGGACTGAACTTACCCCAAATCTGGGTCTTAACCGGACCCTGTGCGGGAATAATCTCCTGGATAGTCTGGCTCTGGAATCGAACCACCGCCTCAGACAGCATGGGGTGAAACACCCCACACGCTCCAGCCCATGGTGTCGTGCGATCTTCGATTTCCAATCCCAGATAATCCAATCCCTCTTCGTACGTCTGTTCCCAGTTACCTCTACTGCTCTTATCGGAATCAAACTTGGAAACGAGATCCAGAGCAATCGAATTCAATTCCCCATCTTCGATATGTTCCGCAAGATTCGACTCAAACGACGAACTGTCCCCGTTTACAGAAAGCCCCGCCGGATCGAAATCAATGAGCATCCCGCCGTCTTCCATCTCCGTGAGCGAGGGCTCATCCAGAGATACATCCTTTTCAACTGCCGTGAATCCCTGTGGACCTATCTCAAAATCATCCTGATTAAAAATAGGATCCATTGGCTTATCTATCGGCATTTGCTAACTCCTAATTCGCAATCAAAGAATCTTGCCAAGATCATCTGCAACCTTGTGAAGGGTGGCAACACTATGCGTGATCACTGGTGGTGCCTTATCTGCAATACCCAGCGTCAATCCCTGAGTCAAACCCTTGGCGAACGCCTTGTCATCCGCTGTTGGCTTGCCTAGATCCTCGACGGTCTTCGGGTTGATGACCAGATTGGTACCAAACGCCACATGGGGGATAACGCCGCAGGTAGAGAACTTAACATGGATATTGCCATCCTTGTCATACCAAACACCTGCGTCCACGCTCGCTCCTTCACCCGGCCCACCTTCCGGCCCAGCCCAGACCGTAGCTTGATTGCCGTCCGGGTTCACGTAATGCCATTTCATCACATCCGCTACGGTAACACCGATATGGGCGCTGACCTTGACCTCGAAACCCCTGCCGTCATGTGAATCCACAGAAGCAGATACGCCCTGCTCCTCGTTCACCGTTTCCACATCACAGATATGGTCGAAGTTCCACTTATCAGTGCGCGACCATTTATCTCCTATTTCCTTCTTGAAATAGAAGTTGCCGCTCTTATCCGCATAGAACACGTCCGCGTCGGAACTATTGCTGACGTAATAACCCGAAGGAACTTCTTGATCTACCACATTGCTCTCCTTCTATACGACATCGTTTTTTTCTACGACCCGATATCTACTGTCGATATCCTCGTCATACCACCTCACCAGAAACCCAGGCGTCTTGTCGCCATACCAAGCGCCAAGCTGGTTATGTTCATAGTATTCTAGTGCACCTTCGTAGTCGTCACAGCCTTCATCCATCAGTTTCTGGATGACTTTCCGCTTGTCATATAACACGATTGGTTCCATGCCGAACCGTTCCAACACACCGATCACGCAATCGTCAAAACCGTCCATGGTCAGTGCGCTCTCGACACCAAGCTCCAGCAACCGTTCTGCCAGCGTAACGCGGCTATCAGCGAACCCGGTAGCATCGGAAATAGCAACCATTAGTAGGATTCCCTCATAATAATCTCCGATGAATAAATCCCAGAAAAAATCTATCTAGGGGCACCTTCTCGCGATAGCGAGAGCGTTCTTTGGTCATTTAAGACGGCCCATAGTTGTTCGCGGGTCTATCAGGCCGTCCCCCTAGACTAGAAATACAATCTCGGCCTTCGTATCGCCCTCTTTATCGTGCCAGTAGCCGCTCGGCTCGTCGGGATCTCCGGAACTCATCGTAGAATCGAAACCCTTACCGCTCTTCAAAATAGGATTGCCAGTGAAGAAGTGGGCGATCTCGCCCTCGGTCATAATGATTTCCGGAAAGAAACGATATGAATTAATAGTAATCCGCCTTACGGGCTGGGAAAAACTCTTCCATCGGCTCATCGCTTTCAATCGAAATAAAGCCACCCTGCCGGAATCGCAATAGTGCTTGAGTAGATGAATCCACTAGATCGTCGTAATCCCCGTTAGGGAACGCAGCGAATTCTTCGATAACCGCTTCGGCCCATCTCTTTTTGGGTGCCCACACGAGCCCGGAAGAAAATATATCAGAAACAGCATTTACCCTGGCAATTTTATCTTTACCACGGCTAGGGGTATACTCACCCACGGGGATCCCCATCCTCCTGAGTTCGAATATCAGCGGACTGCCCGCAGCCTTGGCTTCTACAATAAACGCATCCGGCTTGTACTCCTTCCACATTTCGTAAGCACGAGTCTTCAGATCGGGAAACTCCATGCGCTCCTGCAGTGCATCCAGCAAAACGATATTCGGCTCATCTTCTTTGTTCTTGAAGACGCCCCAGGTCGTACATGCACTGTAGTCGGCAGTTTCCTTTGCAAGAAACGCGGTATCCCATGATTGGATCACAAACTCACATTTCGGTGGTTCCTTCTCCGTCCACTCATTCCACCATTCACGCTTGATGATCGCGCCTTCTTCGGAAGTCGGATCTTGCTGATACTGGGCACTCCATTTGGATATAGGCAGTTCTGCTTTCAGCGATTCAAGCTGCTCTATCGGCCAGAATCCGGGCCAGAGCGGCTTGCCACTGGGCAGAATCGCAGGGAATTCGATGACTTCCCATTCATCCGCACCACCACGTTCTATAGATGCCTTAACGATACTGCCAGTCAAATCCTTTTTCGACCAGCGAGTCATTACCAGGCAGATCGCACCCCCAGGCTGTAACCTCTGGCGGGGACCAGACGTGTACCATTCGTATGTGCGGTCGTATACGGAGGGATCGTTTAACGCAGCTTCCTGCTCTGAATGCGGATCGTCCACGATAAGAATGTCGGCACCCTTGCCTGTAACAGCACCACCCACACCGATAGCGAAATATTCTCCATGCTTGTTCGTGTCCCAACGGCCCGCAGCCTTGGAGTCCACGCTTAAGGACACATCTGGAAAGATTTTCTGATAACCATGGGATCCCACGAGGTTACGAACCTTACGCCCGAACCCGACTGCCAACTCTGCTGTGTGGGCAGTCTGGATGACCTTCCTGTCGGGATATTTCCCAAGATACCAAGCAGGGAAAAAATGAGACGCGAATTCTGATTTTGTGTGGCGAGGAGGCATATTCACAACCAGCCTCTTCAAGCTGCCGTTTGCGATGCGATTGAAGGCATCGGCCATAATTTTGTGATGGCTGCCCTCAATGAACGCAGGCCACATCTTCCTGACGAATAGCAGGAACTCGTTCTGAGCACCGATCCTGCCCCTGGCGTCAGATAGTTCGTCCAGGAGAACCAGGATCTCTTTCTGCTTATGTGATGAAAGAGAATTCAGTTGCTGAGTAATCGTATCTACATCTACAACCATTTACCCTTTTCCGTCCTTAGCGAATATAACTGCATCACCGCCCCACAAACTGCCATCAGCCGATAGTTCCAGTCAACTGCCCTAGTGGTACCACGACCTCGACGAACGTGCAATCCACGCATCTTTGGATCTTCGCTCTAAATTACGGAAATGACGATAACGGGCTCGCTCGGCTCGTGATTCCGGTCTACTCGCATCAACGATAATTCCGAAAGCCACAAAAGCCATCAGCCCTATCACCAAACCAAACCTATTCGTCGTGGTTTTTCTTCGCATAGAATAATCCTCAACAGCTTGAACCAAAACATCTAGAGATTTTCTATCTGTATTATCTATATAGGTAATATAGAATAGATAATCTAGACTAAATAATCCAAGCTAGATAATCTAGCCTAGTAACCTAAAATAATAATCTCGCTAGGTATTTAAGCTAGATGCTAGACTGCCAAACAGAAGGTGGAAGTTTCTACAGCCAGAATAAAAATAAACAACGGGTGGGGAGAAGTGGTAAAGTACAAAAATTGACCACCACTTGAGCAAAACACTGTTTATTAGTTTTGTGGAGTCCGCTGGCTGTGAGGGGGGGTGTACCCCACTCCCCCTTCCACCACTCCGAAAATCAAGCATTAACTCCTGGCTACCCTATGAAAAGCCCCCCGACCGTTCACCCCAAGTGCCCACCTCGTGGTCCTCCCTGGCATCCTGCTCGACTCGTCTCGCCCATTCCCCACGACTTTTAATAGGGCTCTCTATCAATCAGATGTCGAAATATAATTTTGGCCCAGGCTCCTTCCGTATATGCGAATTGGTGAAGCTTTAATTCGCTATACGGATAGTCGCCATCTTCAGGTTTAGTCTGGGTTCTGCGACGGAAAAGCCTCCGGTTCGCAAGCGGAGCAACAGCCCGTCGCAAGTTGTATGTAGACGAAGTAGAAATTTTCTAGAAGCCTAAAATTTCGACTTAGCCTGCATACAAGCTAATGGGCATCTAATGGGCCAAAATTGCTCGTTATCTGTTCTTTTTTACTTCGCAGATTCTGCTGCGGGGACGAAAGGGCAGTGCGTGGGCTCAAAGGGCTCACCCGACTGGAGGTTTCATCATGGCTGGACGAATCACGATGGCGCAGTATCAGAAGGTGCGGGCAGAGGCAGTGGCGAACTACGCCGCAGCCGCCAGCACGGCAACTCTCGCTGCTGGCGCAAAGGTGGACGCGGACAAAGTGACCGCAGGCACTTTCATGAGCATGGGCCGAGCCTGGCTCAGTGCTCCAGCAAGTCGGCTCCGGGATTCAGACAAGATCCGCGACGACATCATCACCGACTTCGAGGCGGCGAAGACCGCGACGAAGAAGCGCGTCGTGGCCGCACACAAGGAGCAGGTCAAGGCTGGCATCAAGCCTGCCCTCAGTGAAGATGACGCCAGGAAGAACTCCACGAAGGGGATCCGACAGCGCAGGCCTGTCCTGGAGAACCTCCTCGAATGCATCAGCCTGGATCCTCAGCTTGCCCGCGATGCCTTCGCAAAGGATTCCGGCTTAAGCTGGACGCAAGTCCGAGAGGTCCTGGAGGCTCCGCTCGTGGCCCGAGTCACCGCTGACGAGAAGCTGATCTTCGTCGGCACCGATGAGGACGGAGGCATCCACCACATCGGGCACGACTACAAGAAAATGTACGACGTGACCGAACGTGCTGTGGCTGACGGCTCCATCCAGGAGCACATCACGCTTTCAGTCGGCCCGAAAGGTAGCACCGAGGACCTGGAGGTCGTAGTCAGCAAAGCGCCCAGCGGTCCTCTCTACGCCGAAGCCCGAGAGGCCGTAATCCTTCATCGCAAGCTCTCGCGGTCACGTCATCGGCTCATCCGTACTTGCGAAGAGGCCGCAAGACTTCCGGAGTTCATGATCCCTGAGTCGGCTCCGAAGTCGGACGCCTAACCATCCACCTCTGCCGGGGGCGGTCAGGTTTCGACTTGGCCGTCCCCGAAAGGATACCTACGATGAGTCAGTCAAAAGACGACAAGGCCCTCGCGAAGGCTAAGGCCAAGGCCATGGACCAATTCCTCCGTGACTACGACGAGTATTGCGACTGGAAACGTCGCTCCCTCGACACCGATGTCCACCAGTTGGCTCTCGAACTGAAGATGGCCGACGACGACTAGCACCTGGGGGCAGTCAGGTTT